GTAGGAGAAATCGCCGAACGCGAGGACAGCCTTGTTGGGGCCGGGTTCCGGGAAGAACGGAGAGGTGTAGATCTTGTAGCCCAGGCAGGTGTCGGGTTCGCCCGCCTGCAGAGAGGGCTGCCACAGGAACTGGCCGTTCTCGTCCTTCAGCTTGCGAAGGGCGGCGACACACTTGTCGTTGGTGAGGAAGACGGCGTTCTTGCGGTAGGGGCGCTTGAGGGAGTAGATGAGGTCGATGACGTCGTCGGCGGTCACGTCGGTGCTTTCGAGGGTCTTTCCGACCTGCGCGCCGCCGGTCGCTGCGAGGATGCCGAGAGGCTGTCCGGTGCCGGTGCCGTTGATGAAGGCGTCCTCCTCGGCGTTGGCGAGCGCCTTGGTGAAGGCGTCGAGGATGTACTGCTCAAGGGGGAACGCGCTGTCGTAGAGCAGCTCCTCGGTCACCTTGATGGCGACGTGCAGCTTGTGGGCGTCGAGGATGATCTGGTCGAAGGTGGCCTCGCCGAAGCTGAGAGCGCCGCCTTCCTCGATCCAGGCCGCCGCGGGCTTGGTCGCGGCGATGTTGATCTTATGCTCGCCGCTGGTGGGCAGGCTGTGGGCGATCTTTCTGACGACGTTCTCCTCCTTGAGGGCGTCGATCAGACGGCTGTCGTACTCCTCGGGGACGAGATAGCCGCCCTGGGCGTCGATGCCTTCCTGCAGAACGTTGCTGATCTGGCGGAAGTTGGAACGCAGGGCGTTCAGCATCGCCTTCCTGTACTCGTCGGAGGCGCGGCCGGTCTTCACGGGCTTGTCCTCCGCGCTGCCGTTCATGGGGCGGCCGGTAATGGGAGTGCCGAGGGGCCTGGACATTTCGGCGTCCATAGCCTCCATAGCCTGCAGGCGCTCGATCTCAGCGCTGTAGTTTCTGACCTTCTGCTCCATCTCGGCATAGGTCTTCGCGTCGGCTTCGGAAAGCAGGCCGTCCTTGTCGCGGCGGCTCTCCACGAACGCCTTCGCGGCGTTCCACGCCTGGTTTCTCTTCTCGATCATTTCAAGGGTCTTGTTCATGATAGTTACCTCCAGTTTTTCATGAGATTGAGCCGCTCCATGAGAGAGTCGGCTTTGACTTTGGGTGCGCTGTCCGCTTTGGGGCGGGTCTTGCATTTCGCGGCGATCTTCTCCATAAGGGAGTTCATGACGGCCGCTTCCGAGAACGGAACGGAATCCTGCGGAGGGGTGAT